GGCGTTGTTCAGCACGGCCGCGGCTTTCACCTGTTTGGTGTGGGCCATCGAGCGTGCCAGTGCGCGGGTGTACCGGCTGCCAAGGCGGTCATAGAGATTGTCCTCTACGGCCTCTTCGGTCAGCGAGAACGCCATCGCAATGGTTTCGTGGTTGTAGCGTGCGGTGTACGCTTCACCAGCTTCGTCAAAGGAGATCGCCGATCCCTCCGACTTAGTCGGTGCGGCACCAAAACCCGAGAGCATAACCTCTTCTTCGAACGCGCGGTCCGAAGATTCAGTTGTGTAGATCTCGGAGTGCTGGCTTTCGTAGCGACCGTACTCCATGCCGAACAGAGCGTTGAGGCCCGGTTCCAGCTCTTTCGCAAGTTGTGCGCGAGAAATAGCCATAGCTCAGACCTCCTTTACACGCCGGTCGTCGAAACAGTGCCACCAGCAATCGCGCCATTGGCGGAATTGAAGTGGTTGTTCAGACGAACAATGATACCGACACCAGCAGAGGTGAAATCTGAGTTCTCAGGGTCCTCTTGGACGCCCATGATACGCAGATTCAACGTGTTGGTGGTGGCGATTGTGTTGAGGTCAAGAGTTGCAGAAGACAGGCCGGTTGCAGTAACCCCCGCGTCTCCGTCTGCAAAATTCGCGTTTGCGAAGACAGCAGCTCGAACCTCAGCTTCAGTGTTGGCCGCAGCCACAACATTGGATGTTGCGATGACAAACAACTGCATCGGGTCGTCGTACACAAACGCCTTCACAGGGAAGTTCGAATCTGCACCAGAACCCGGCCAGTAGTTCGACCAGACTTTTTCACCGGTAGTCGAGGATACGTATTCACAGCCAGCGAAAACGCCAAGCAAACCAACAGTACCGCCAGCCGCGGCGCCGACGATGTCAATGACACCTGCGGCGAGCGGGATCACGGGGGAACCCTGATAGATTGCGTTGGTATTGGCAGCTGCAATACGATACTCGGTCATGCCGGTGCTGTTGGTATTCTGACCCACCTTTCCGATGGGACGAAGACCGAATGCGCCATTGATGTTGGCCATTCCTTAGCTCCTTGGATTATTCGGCGTCTTTTCGAGAACCGCCGAAAGATACACGACTTCGCCGATCGTTATGAATCGGCATCGAAGGATGTTGTTCCTTCATGAGATCTTGATCGACAGCAGTCATTTGCTCGCGGGTCCGGAGCCCGTAATACTCGGATCGTTCTTTTGCTGTCTCTACTGGCATGCGACACAGGATGAGACCACCCTGTCCGATTACCCCTGCGTAACTGCCGCTTTCGACGGTGGGGGCCGCAAAGTCCGGATATTCGTCTGCACGAACCGGTTCCCAACCCTCACGCAATTTGGCGTGTACGTTAATCTTGTCGTCCTCACCGCGCATCGCGACTCGAATCCAGCGATGGACGTATCCATCGGGTGCATCCGGAGCCGCCAAATGGTTTGGCGGGACCCATGGTTTTCTGCGCGACTCTGAATCGCGTGTCTTGGTCGATCGTGGTGCTCGTGTATCAGTCATCTCTTCACTCCTTCACGTACTTGGCGTACTCTTCCAAAGGCACACCCAGCTTCTTCGCGATAGCGATCTGAGAGGGTGACAATCGCACCGTTCTGCGCCCCTTTGATGCACTGCGGGATGCCGAGGAGCTTGCCGGGGCGACGGCTGCTCCTGCGCCCGATTTCGTCTTTTTGAACTTATGCGGAAACTCCGCTTTAAGTCGACGATCCAGCTCATTGTAATACTCATCGCTGTTTGGGTCAAACCCCTCCTGCTCGACAAGCAAAGCGTGTACCCCAAAGGCAGCCGAAGTAAGGATTGGGTCTTCGCCAAACCACTTGTTTTTTTCCGCCCACTGCTGAGCTTTTGGGTCAGGCTTAGGTTGCGTTTGCTGCGTTTGCTGTTGTGGTGCCGGCTGAGCTTGGGTCTGCGCCTCTTGTGGCGCTGGACGAGAAACACGAGCCTTGGCGGTCGTATAGCGTTGCTCGTCAGAAGACAGTTTGTTCAAAGCCTCTTGAGCTTTGAGCAATGCATCGCTGTCGCCAGCTTCGTAAGCCCGCTTGTATTCAGCTGACCATTGAGACTTCAAGCTTTGGATGCGTTGGCCAAATTGTTCGACGCTGGTCTTGTCTAATTCGCTGACACGACCTTTTAGCTTCTTATTTTCTTCAAGAAGCTTTTCGGCCATTCGTACCGCCTCTTGGCGGTCGCGCTCTTCTTTGCGGTACTTGCTGGTCAGCTTTCGAATGCGCTCTTGAACGCCTTTGCTATAACTGTCCAGATCGTCTTCATTGTTTGAAGACGGTTCTTCTTGTTCTTGAGGCGCTACCTTTGTTTCAGAAGATCCCTCTTCTTCTAAAGCATCAACCTCAATCTCAACTTCTTCTGTTTCGACTTCTTCAGCCATTCTGCGTCTCCTCAGACGTGTTTAATATCAGCTGGGTCTGCGATAGTAGCGATCACCTCATCGTCGTTGATGATGCGAACCTCCGCGTCTTCCAGTTTAAAGCGAGAACCAGCATACCGACCAATACAAACCCAACTCCCCTCCTCGCACCAAGGGGTGCAATCGGGACCAAATTTGTTTGGATCTTGATAAGCCAGAGGCCCAACCCGAAGGACATAAGCCACAACTGTGGCAACGGCCTCTCTGTCTCGAACCTCGTCGGGGATATACAAACCCCCAGAGGTCTTTGCCTTACCCTGATAGGGCATAAGCAAAATACGCCACCCAGTTGGCTGCGGGAGGCGATCAATGGCGTCTTTTTCGACAAGCGTTGGGTCTAAAACCCGATCCGATTCTTTAACATACGGGTTTTTGAGCGGTGATGCTTCACCCGCGGGAATCGTTTCTGGAAGAGAAAAGCTCTTCGGCGTCATCAGATGTGTTCTCCAGCAGGGCCTTTATTTCATCTTGCGCGTAAGCGAGGCCCTGTATTTCGCCCACTATTGTTTTGTACTCATCCCAATTTTTTGGAACACCGGAACCAAGAGCCGACTTCAGCTCATTTTCCCGAGTACGCAACTCCTTATATAAATACTGTGCAAAGTCTACAACGTCCATTAAAAAACGTCCCCTTCGAAGTCGAAGTCCTCGTCCGTAATAGGACCACCAGAAACCCATTTGTCACAAGTCATCGCAGATGAGCATACGAACTTCAGGCTTTGACAATATCCAGTTTCACCGGACTCATCGCCAATGCACTCAAGCATGTCTTCGCTTTGATTGAACGCCGCACAGTTTCCACAAACATCTGTGAGGCGAAAGGCTCCGTCGTCAGCCGGGTCGCGATAACCATATTCCCCAACGGCCTCAGCCTTATTCTGTTCGTTGATTTCCTGATCCTGCGCGGCAGGTGGGCAGCTTGGCCCATCCCCATCACCCATTGGCTCAAGAAGATCGATGGGGGTCATTTCACCAAATGTAATTGTAATGCTAGGCATCAGTTCGATCCTCTCTGTTGCATTGCCTGACGCTGGATATCGATACGTTCACGATTAACCCGATTTCGCTCGTCAGCAATTTCTTCTTGGCTTTCAATGCGAGCCGCAGCCGCTGCGGCCTGTTGATCAATACGAACGCCTTCCATTTCGGTATCCCGCATATCGGCGACCGCTTTGCGCTGCAGGTCGGCTTCTTTGAGATCAACTTCACGCATCCGGATTTGGACCAGCGGATCAGACATTGGGTCTGCTGGCGGAGGTATCATTTCCTCAAGAAGCTTCTGTTGAAGCGAGAGGGCCTCCATCGAAACCAATTGCTCTAGCTCGTTGGGGTCTTGCATGCCCATCCGAATTTCTTGAATGCGCATCTGTGCCTGTTGGGGATCAATTTGACCACCCTGCACTCCACTCTCAAGTTGGGCAATCAGACCCTCGACTTGCTGAACAACATTCTTGCGAGCCTGAAGCGAGACGTGCTCAAGAAGGTGCGCGTATAGTGTACCCATGACTTGCGGAGATGTGGAGACCAGTGGGGTTTTCATGAACATGACGTGCATCTTCATGTGAACTTCGTGATTTTGATCAGGGAAAGCCTGTAGCAAACTTCCACCTAGAGCACGGGCGTTCTCCACGGCCGGGTCAGTGGGTTGTGGTTCCGGCGGCGGAGGTAGAAGCTCTTCGATGTTCTCAACACCAAGAGCCTCGTACATGCGTCGGTAAGCGGCATGTAAGTTGTGAAGCTGCGGGTTGGTTTGCGCCAATTGCAGTTGGCTTTGCGCCAAGGTAACGCGCTGGGCCATCGAGAAGATGTTCGGATCGCTGACTGGAATAACGTCAACCCGACTGTCAAAATCCTCGGCCTTGATCGTCGACTCTGCGCCGTAGACCTCATAGGGGTACTCTGGGGGCAGATATTCTGAAAAGACCTGAGCCAAAAGCTTCAGCTCTTTCTTCTGAGCCGCATGCAAGCGCTTGTTGACCGCGGAGATGACCTTAGTCCCGCGCTCCAAGATGGCCATCGTGGTGCCAACTGGAGCCTCTTGTCCCATGTTTTCGATCTGCTCATCGGCCATCGACATGAAGCGGCGACCAGCGTCAATAAGAGACCCAAGAAGCGCAGCCAGAGTGCTGGACGGTTCTTTGTACGGGAGCGGGATCAAGCTGTCGCGAATTGAACCGCCCGGTACGTCAATGTCGCGCCATTCGCCCGGTTGAATTGGCTCGTCATGGCGAGCCACCCGCATGCCTTTGGCTTTGAAGCCACCCGGAAGGTTGGCAAGTGTCCCACTATCGATCAGCTGGCGGAGGATCGACGTCGCCGCCTTCCCGAGACCACCAATGAGGTGAAGAACCCCAAAGCCGTAAAAACCAAGACCCGGCATAAAGCGGTAATGCACAAAGTATTCTTTGCGTGTCGCCAGCTCCGCGCCTTCAGCGAAATTTCGTCGAACGGCCAACACCTCGCCGCTGGATTTGTCGATAGTCACTACATACGGAAGTGCGATCCCCGTTGGTTCGCCATCTGGCCCCGTATCCTCAAAACCCTCTAAGTCGAGTTCGACGTGAATCTCAAGGAGGGTGTGTGTCTCATCGTGGGACTCGTCTGGTTCGGTCCCTTGAATTTCATCAACCGCTTTTCGAACATCATCTGTATCTTCAGAGGACGTGGCAAGATCAACGTCTTCGCGGTAGAAACCAGCGACTTGTAGCTTTCGAATCTCGTTGGACTGCATTTGCAGCCGGTGGGTAATTCGAGGTGAAGTCTCCAAATCTGTTGCCGAATACGGAACAACGACATCTTGCGCCGGAACAAACTTTGAAACAGCTGTTTGTCGCGCTTCGTCGTAATAAACCTTGCGAAACGTGGACCCGGAAAGCGGGAGATAAAACAGCAATTGGTCGGTGTCTTGGTCATAACCCGGCATCTGATTTAGAATTTGCCAGTTCATGAAATCTTTGACGCGTTGGGCTTGTTGCTCTTTCTCTGGGGTCTTGGCCCCAACGATCATAGTGCGCACTGGCCCAGAGGAAGGCAAAAGTTCTTTGTAGGCGCTGGCTTGAAACTGAACAACGGACTCTGCGATCAGAGGGTGTGTGACAGCGCTTGCGCCTTCAAAAGGATTGTCTCGGGTCTCGTGCTTGATACCAAGTTGGTCGAGCCCCTCCACATAGGCTTCCTCCCACTCGCTGCGAGACTGCAGGTCAGCCTCATAAGCGGAAACAAGTTCCGACGAAATTTCGCTGAGATAAGCCGGATCGAGATACTCCGCCAAGTTGGCACTATGTGGAATATCAACCGGACCCTCTTCTGCAATCAGGTCTTCGGCCGCTTGGATCAGGGCACCCCCGTCATCCGTCTCGGTGACTTGAGCCCCGCCGGGGAACTCCATAGGCTCATCTACGGGTATCTCGACACCAAGCTCGTCCTCGTCAGGACCACCTTGCATGTTACCCCGATCAACCATTGAACCGCGCGGTGCCAGTCCCATCAGTAATACTCCCGTTTACGAGGAGGAATATACTCCTCCTCTTCGTAGTCTGTTTCCAAGCGAACGAACCGACCCTCTCGGAAACGCATTAGGGCCAGTGTCGCGCTGTCACAATAGTCATCATGCGCTGCAAAAGGAAATGCAGCCATCTCTTCTATGACTTCTTCTGCAAAACGCTTGTGTTCAGGATACCAGACGCGACCGGATTCGAATAGGGGAGACGCGAGGTTCATGCGGAAGGTCTTGTCGATGCCTCCACCACCCTTGCGTTTACCGGGTGAAAACGGGATTGCCGTGATCCCTCGCAAAGCAAGTTCGTCGATCAACGGTCGACCAGACGCCTTGGCCTCAACCAGCACAACATCTGGCTCCCAGTATTTGTGCTCTCGAAACGCGACCTCTTTTAGTTCGGGGAAATTCCACCGACCTTTTTGTGCGTCAAGCAGGATGATGTTGTCTGGTCCACCGTCTTCGGGTTGAAAAATACCCCAAGTCGTGATGGCAGAATAGTCAGCGGACTCTGATTTCCCAAACGCCGTGTCGTAAGATTGAATTATATAATCGACATCTGGGATCTTGTCTTTTTCCCAAGGTTGCCACCACTCGCGTTTGATGATCGAGCTCTGTGAGGACACGGGTTTCTGTTGCCACTGGGCTTCCCATTTTTGCGCAGGCAAGGAAGCCTTGACGCTGAGAAGCGCCTCTTTGGTCCAGAACTCTGGCCACAACACGTTATCATTTGGCAGGATGGCCGGGAACTCGACAACATCCCATTGGTCAGCAAGGATGTCAGAGGACATGCGATCGAGAAGGCGCCCGGTCAGGTCCGTCGAACCCCATCGTGTCATTACAACGATAATAGAGCCCCCGGGCTGTAGACGCTGACGAGGGCCGGATGTGTACCACTCGTAGGCATGCTCGAAAGCGGTGGGCGAAAGGGCGTCTTGTTCGGAGTGCGGGTCGTCGATGACGAGGAGGTCAGCACCGCGGCCCGTGATGGCAGAGCCAACGCCGGCGGCGTAGTATTCGCCCCCAGCCGTCGTACCCCAGCTACCGGAGCTCTTGTTGTCCTCACGAAGCTTGGTTTTTGGGAAGATCCTCTGGTATTCCGGATCGTCGATAAGGTCTCGAACTTTACGACCAAAGCGAGTTGCCAGATCGCTATTGTGGGTGGTCTCGATGATCTTTAGCTTCGGGTTCTTCCCAAGGAACCAAGCGGGCATCAGATAGGACGCAAACTCAGATTTTGAGTGTCGAGGGGGCATGTTAATAATCAGCCGTTTCAGCTTTCCACTCGCAACTTCCTCGAGCTTTTCAGCAAACTTGCGGTGATGCGCACCCTCGATAAACCCGTCGTACACATGATGGACAAAAGGCATGAAGTTCTTCTGAGCCTTTTCTTGAAGCTCAAACTTCGCCTTCGTCTCCATCAGGAGGAGGGTCTCTTTGAGAACCTCCTCCGGAACCGTGTCGAGTGCGCTCATCTCAGATCATACCTCGATCGTACATCTTGCGTTCGAACTGCTGGGCCCTAAGTGTCCCGATACCCGCAGAGGGTCCCGGTGGAGGAGGTGCTGTAACCCCTCGAGCCTCTGGTGAGTTGGCAATCTCCTGTTGGATTGCACCCATCGGTCGACCCTGCAAAAGCTGCTCACCGTAATACTCAAGGCCACCGGGCCCAGCAGGTCTTCCAAGCTCTTGCTCAAACGCTTGGTTCACGTTCTGCCCGATGTTCTCGTAGGTCGACGTGCCACCTACGAGGCGCGGGTCGTACATGTACGCACCTTGATAGCCAAGGTCTTGGTACGGCTGGCCGTAGGTCGATAACGGCGTGTAGCGTGGGGCAACAGTCGGACGCATTGGTGCTCCTGCTTGAGTGTCTGGCACACAAACGAAACGACCGCCAATGCTTTGTCGCGTGTATCCCGGTGGGCAGACCTCGGGTTCGTACTCGTCCGGAGGATCGTCTGGCGCCGGAGGCTCTACAGGGTCGTCTACGACGGGATCAGTGGTTGTGCCAGTGGTTGTACCAGTGGTTGTACCAGTAGTTGTACCAGTAGTTGTACCAGTAGTTGTACCAGTAGTTGTGCCAGTGGTTGTACCAGTTGTTGTACCAGTTGTTGTTCCGGTTCCGGTCGTTGTTCCGGTTCCGGTCGTTGTTCCGGTTCCGGTCGTTGTTCCGGTTCCGGTCGTTGTTCCGGTTCCGGTCGTTGTTCCGGTTCCGGTCGTTGTTCCGGTGTCAGTGCCCGGAGCAGTTACTGTTGTGTCAAGGTCTACGCCCGTTCCGGTTCCGGTCGTTGTTTCGGTTCCGGTCGTTGTTCCCGTTCCGGTCGTTGTTCCGGTTCCGGTCGTTGTTCCGGTCGTTGTTCCGGTCGTTGTTTCGGTTCCGGTCGTT